GCTCTCCATCAAGGTGGACCCGAAGCCGGCCCCGGTCGGCCACCCCGTCCACTCGCGCCGCGGCCAGGCGAGGCGCGCGATCCGCTACGCCGTCGAGGCGCGCGACCTCGCCGCGATCGTCGGCCCTATCGCGAGCGAGGTCGGCTTCGCGATGAACGCGCACGAGTTCGGCGGCGAGTACTACGGCCGCCGCTACGTGCGCCGCTCCGTGATGGGCCCCGCCCTCGAGCGCTGCGCGCCGTACATCGCCGCGCACTTCAAGGCGACCGTCACCGCCGCCTCCTAGCCCCTTCCCCTCCCCTCCAACACACCACCGAAAGGACACACGAAAATGGCCTACAAACTCGGACTGGACTGCACCCTCACGGTGGATTCCGTCGAAATCGTCAACGCGAAGGACGTCACCCTCAACATCGAGGCCGGCGACGCCGACGTGACCACGCGCGCCGCCAACGGCTGGCGGATGCACATGCCGACGCTGATGGACGCGAGCATCGAGTTCGAGCTGCTCACCGGCGGCGCGGACGGCACCAAGCTCGCCTCGCTCTTCAACAGCGGCGAGACCGCCGACCTCGTGATCTCCGGCGGCAACGTCTCCTTCTCCGCGAAGGTCGTCGTCACGAACTTCGCCGGCTCGCAGCCGCTCGAGGACGCCGAGAGCGTCTCCGTGACGATCCGGCCGGCGCCCGTGACGGACTCGGCCGACGCGCCCGCGCTGGACGTCGTCTCGTCCTCCAACTCCAACTCCTAACGGCGGACCCCGCCACGAAAGGAACCACGAAATGGCCCAATACAAGCTCGGTCTGGATTGCGTGCTCACCATCGGCGGCACGCAGATCAAGGACGCGAAGGACGTCACGCTCAACATCGAGCGCGGAGACGCCGACGTCACCACCCGCAACGCGAACGGCTGGCGCGCCCACATGGGCACGCTCAAGGACGCCTCCATCGAGTTCGACATCCTCACCGGCGGCGACGACTTCCCGTCGCTGCTCTCGATGTTCACGGGGCGCACCTCCGCCGTCGTCGCCGTCTCCGGCGGCAACCTCTCGTTCTCCGCGACGATGGTCGTCACGAACTTCGGCGTCTCGCAGCCGCTCGAGGACGCGGAGGCCGTCTCCGTGACGCTTCGCCCCGCGATGGGCACCACGCCGACCTTCTCCTGCGCGACCGCGTCCGCCTGACGCGGCCTCCGGCGCGCCGCCGATCCCGCGAGGGGCGGCGCGCGCGCCGTCCCCCTCGTTCCCTCCGCACCCCGCCACGCCGCATAGGTTTCTCCCGCCATGCCACGCACCTTCACCGACAACGCCGGCCACAGCTGGCAGATCGCAGTCACCGTCTCCACCATCCGCCGCGTCCGCGCAGAGGCCGGCGTCGACCTCGCCGCCGCGGGCCGCACGGCCCCCGGCGGCGAGAGCGTCCTCGAGAGGATCGCCTCGGACCCCGTGCTCCTCGCGGACGCGCTCTACGCGATCGTGCGGCCGGAGGCCGAGGCGCGCAAGATCACGCCGGAGCAGTTCGGCGAGGCTCTCGCCGGCGACGCCGTCGAGGCGGCCGCCGACGCGCTCGTCGAGGAGATCGTGGATTTTTTCCCGACCCCGGTCCGCGCAAGGTGGCGCCGAGCGATGGACCTGGCGAAGGCGGCGCGGAGCCGGAACGAGGCGCAGGTCGACGCGGAGCTCGAGCGGATGGCCGAAGGGGCCGCGGCGGAGACGCCGAACCCTTCGACGCCGTCCGCGCCGCATGCCGCCTCGCCGGCGCCGTCGGCGTAGACCCCGATCCGCGCACCCTCCGCGAGCTCGTCTGGATGGCGGAGGGGCGCGAGGAGCGGGAGTGGTCCCGGACCGCGGTCCTGCTCTCTCTCGTCGCGAACGTGAACCGCGACACGAAGAAGAGGCCGAAGCCGTACACGCCGGACGAATTCAACCCCTACTCGAAGAAGAACCGCAGGAAAGGCAGCGACGCCGTGAAGCTCACGAAAGAACAGTCGGTCCAGGCCGTAGCGGACGTGTTCCGCGGGATGGCCGCCGGCGCAGGCCGGAGGGAGGCGCCCCGTGCCGAATAGCGCCCGCGACATCCGCGCCGGCGGCGCGTTCGTCGAGATCACCGCCCGCGACGGCGCCTTCATGAAGGGCCTCGGCGCGGCGCAGGGCAAGCTCCGCGCCTTCGCCGCGTCCTGCCAGAGCATCGGCTCGTCGCTGCTCGCCGTCTCCGCCGGGATGGTCGCGCCGTTCGGCCTTGCCGCCTCCGCGTTCGGTTCGTTCGACGACGCGATGCGCAGCGTCCAGGCCGTCACCGGCTCGACCGGCGCGGAGTTCGACGCCCTCTCCGCGAAGGCGCGCGCCCTCGGCGCCTCGACGAGCTACACCGCGAAGGAGGCCGCCGACGCGATGGGCGCCCTCGGCCGCTCCGGCTTCAAGTCCGGCCAGATCGACGACGCGATCTCGTCCGTCCTCTCGCTCGCGCGCGCCACCGGCACGGACCTCGCGCGCAGCGCCGACATCGTCAGCAACGCGCTCAACATGTTCGGCCTCTCCGCCGGGAAGGCGAGCGACGCCGCCGACGTCCTCGTCGCGACCGCGAACAACTCCGCGCAGACGCTCGACGACCTCTTCGAGGCGCTGAAGATGGTCGGCCCGCAGGCGAAGGCGGCCGGCTACGACATCCGCGAGACGAGCGCCGCGCTCGGCATCCTCGCCAACGTCGGCATCAAGGGCTCGATGGCCGGCAACGCCGTGAAGCGCGCCTTGCAGCAGTTCGCGGACCCCGCCACGCAGGGCAAGCTCGCCGCGATCGGAGTCGCCGTGAAGGACGCGGAGGGCAACCTCCGCGCGCTGCCCGACATCTTCCGCGACCTCGCCGTCAAGATGAACGCGCTCCCGACCGCGGACAAGCTCGCGCTCGCGAAGGACATCTTCGACGTGCGCGCCTCCGGCGCCGGCCTCGCGCTCGCCGCGAACGCCGAGCAGCTCGACGCGTTCCTCGCGAAGCTGCGCGACGTGACGGGCGCCGCGTCCGACACCGCCACCGCGATGGACGCCGGGCTCGGCGGCTCGCTCCGCATCCTCAAGAGCGCCGTCGAGGCCGTCCAGCTCGCGCTCGGCAAGGCGATCGAAGGCCCGCTCAAGGAGTGGGTCGACGGCGCGAAGAACGCCGCGACCGCGCTTGCCGCCTGGATCGAGCGGCACGGCACGCTCGCCGTCGCGATCGGCAAGGGCGCCGCCGCACTGGCGGCGTTCACAGCCGGAATGATTTTGACGAGCAAGGTCGCCGGCGCGCTTTCCACGACCGTGCTGATCTTCAAGAAGATTGCGACGGCGGTCGCGCTCGGCACGACGAAGATCGTCGGGATGACCGCTGCGACGAAGGCGTTTGCGCTTTCGCTGAAGGGGCTCGCGACCGCGCAGGCGTCGCTGACGGCGATCCAGTCCGCCTGCACTGCGACGAAGGTTGCGATGGTCGGCTCGTTCGCCGCGATTGCGGCGGCCGGAGTCGGGCTGCTCTACATTCTCGACAACCTGGCGACGCACACGGCAAAGGTTTCGGATGAGGCGAAGAAGGCCCGCGAAGCGGGCGACGCGCAGCGTGCCGAGGATCGCGAGCGTCTCGCCCGGCTGGACGATCTATCGAAGAAGCAGGCCCTTACCGCGGACGAGCACAAGGAGGCTATCGCGCTTGTCGGCGAGCTCAGCAAGCGCTACAAGAATCTCGGCATTTCCGTTGACTCCGCGACCGGCGCGATCTCCGGGCTCTCCGAAGCGCAGAAGAGAATCAACGCCTTGATGGAACAGGCGGAAAGGAAAGAACTTCAGAAGGAAATCGCGACGGCGAAGCGCGGAATGCGCGAAATTTCGTTGCAGCTGAAGGATGAAACTGCGGCGACGAAACTGTCCGCGTATGGAATCCTTCATACAGCGGTTGGTTTTTACAAGTCCGGCGGGGACATCGACGCAGCGGACGACAAGATCGACGATCTCGCCGACAAATACAAGGAGTTGGGGCTTGAAGCGCAAGCCGCGCAGATGCGGCTGGACGCACTCGACGCCCGCATGGGCGCGAAGAACGGGCCCGGAAGCCCGACTGCCCGCCTCGCGGAAACGGGCGCCGTCATCGACGCCACGCACAAGCTCGCGGAGATCGAGGAGGAGGCGCGCCGCGACGCGCTGACCGGGACCGAGAAGGAGATCGACGCCATCCGCCGCAAGCGCGAGGAGTACGACGCGCTCGTACGGACGATGCTCGAGTTCGAGCAGTCGCAGCCCGAGGCCGTCCGCGACGCGGAGAAGATCGCCGCGCTCACCGCGAAGCTGCGCGAGAGCGCCGCCCGCTCGCTCGCCGCCGAGTTCGGCGCGCAGGCGAAGGCGGCCGACGCCGTGCGCGGCGCGATCAGAAGCGCCGCGGACGAGTACGCCGCCGAGCGGGCGCAGCGCGAGGACGACCGAGCGCTCGACGCCCTCTCGCGCTCCGACCCCGCGGCCTACGCCGCCGAGGTCCAGCGCCGGCTCTCCGCCGCGCAGGGCGCGGCCGCGGCGGCGTTCGGCCGCTACAACGGAGCGGCCGACGCCGCGCTCGAGGACGGCCGCCTCGACGACGCGGAGAAGGCGTCGCTCGAGGCGCTGCTCGACGCCTACCGCGCCGCCGAGGAGCAGGTCGACCGCTTCGCCGAGCGCCTCGAGCGCGCCGGCGAGGGCGCCGAGCGCGCGGACTCCGCCGCGCGCACCTCCGCCGTCGGCTCGTTCTACGCCGCGCAGGCCGCGGCGATGGCGCAGGGCTTCGAGGCTCGGATCGCCGCCGCATCCGAGCTCGCCGTGAAATGGCAGAAGAAGATCTACGACTTCCTCAAGGACGGCGGCGCCGAGATTCAGTTCGAGTAGGAGGAGACGATGGCGGTCACGATCCAGGAGCTTTTCGCGGACGCGCAGCAGGAGCACAACGCCGAGGGCGGACGCGTCTCCGCCTCGCGCGTCTATCTCGCGAGCGGCGCCGCCGACGAGAACGAGGCGTGCCGCTACGCGCTCCAGCACGCGAAGGCGTCGCCGCCGGACTCCGACTGGGCGCCGACCGGCGCGGAGATCGACGAGCGCCTCGACGATACGACATGGCGCGTGCGCGTGTCGTTCGGACCCGCGGGCGGAGCCGACGACGCGACCGCCGACGACGATCCGAACAACTACACCTTCGACACCGGCAGCGGCACGCTGCATCGCGACGTCGCCCTGGAGCACGTCGCGACGTACCCCGCCACGGCGCCGTCGTTCGACGGCGCGATCGGCGTCGACGGCGAGGGCAACGTGACCGGCTGCGACGTCGTGATGCCGCAGCCCGGATTCACGGAGACCGTGACGCTCTCGAAGGGCCAGTTCAATTCCGCCTACAAGCGCCGCCTCATCTATCTCACCGGAAAGGTGAACGACGCGGAGTTCCGCGGCTTCGAGCGCGGCGAGGTCCGCTTCGACGGCGCGAGCGCGCAGAAGAACGGCGAGGACTGGTCCGTCACGTACCGCTTCTCCGTGTCCGAGAACAAGTCCGGTTTCACCGTCGGCGGCGACGGCACGGAGGCGAATCCCGGGATCACGATCGAGGAGAAGCTCGGCTGGGACTATCTCTGGTTCCGCTACGAGGAGGCCGACGTGAAGGATTCCTCGGGCAACGTCGTCGCCATCGCGCGCAAGCCGGTCGTCGCCTATGTGGAGCGCGTGTACGAGTTCGCGGACTTCCGCGACATCAAGAGCGAGGAGGAGTAGCGCGATGCCAGACGTCCGGCCCGGCCAGAAGCTCCGCATCTCCGCGTCCGAATGGAACGCGGTGCGCCGCGCCGCCGGCGCCGTCCTTCCGCGCTCCGGCGGCTTCGGCTCGGATCTCGGCGCCGGACCGGAGAAGTGCATCGTCCGCAACGACTCCGAGGAGGCGCTGCCGCAGTTCGCCGTCGTGCAGCTCGCCGACGCCGCGGCGGACGCCTCGGAGTTCCGCGGCGTTCCGCCCGTCGTATCCGCGAAGCCCTACGAGGACTCGGGCGCGCCGTTCGCGCTGCTGCTCCAGCCGCTCGCCGCCGGCGAGACCGGCCTCGCGCGGCATTCCGGCGTGTTCGCCGCGCGCGTGCAGCCCTCCGGCGCCGGCGGCGGCTATGCGATGCCGTCCCGCGGCGCGACCTACCTCGTCCAGATCGACGTCGGCCCCGTTCCGCTCATCGGCGCGCAGCCCGAGTCGC